GTGCTTTACGCGCCTGTTTCCCACACTTTTTGCCCATACCCGTATGTGCCACGGGGGGTCAATTTAATTCTGTGCGTTTTTTCCTTTAGATGAATTACAAGAACGACAAAGCACTTGGATATTTTGCAATTCGTTTCTGCCACCATTTGCCAAACTAATTATGTGATCCGCCGTCAGGTCTTGAGTGCTATGGCACAGGCGACAAAATGGTTGCAACTGCCGAGCGAGCTTAGATAACTTCTGCCACTTGTAATCATATCCGCGTGCAGTTCGTGACGGGCGCAGTGCTTCTTTCTTTCGTTTGCATTCAACACAGAGATAAGAGTTGCGAACTATTGTTCCGCATTGTGCGCAAGGTCTAGGAAGTAATGCCATCGTGTTTCACTAAGTATTCTATTGCCATCGCTAGGCGGGTAGGTGAGTCCTTAAAAAATCCAAGACCCTTGTTGCAATAAGAACAAACAATTCCTCGCACAATAAGTGTGTCGTGATTATGGTCAATGATTAACTTATCATTGCTTTCATCAGCAGTGATTCCACATATAGCACAAGAGTTATTCTGTTTCTTTAACAGTTCGTCATAGTGTTGCTTTGCTTCACGAACAAACTTTCTATGAATCTGCCTACAATGTTTGCAGATGTTGTGTCTTTTGTTTATTGCTTTATTAGTGAAACGAAACTCTGTTATCGGATATTCAGTTCCACACTTACGACACACACGCGATTCATTCGGCTTCCTCGTCATCATCTTCATCATCCGTTCCGAAGCCTGCAAGACGATCCTCAGTTGGAAGAGATAGATAACATTGCAGCGTTGCATTCACTGCTCTGCTCAATAACGACTCGATAGCATCAAAGGAAAGATTCTGGTCGGTTGTCATCTCTGACTCAACATCACCAATGCTTATGGTTATGCTCAACATTGTTGTAGCTCCAAACGCATATCAAGCAAATCGTTTATGAACTCGTCAACAATGTCGCGTTGGCGTTGAGTGTAATGAGGAAGGTTGCGTGCCTTGGTAGCGTGACCAAGGGCTTCATCGATTTCGTGGATGGATTGTTCCGAGATAGGGAACTCTGATAACGAAAGTGTAGCAGAGAACCTTGACAACATTCTAGGCATTTTGTTGCCTCACTTTCATTAGGGCTTGGAGATCGTAAGTCGAACCCCGTTTCTCAATTCCAAACTTTCTAACTGCTCGATAAACCTCTCGCTCTGTCATTTGTAGCCAAGCTGCAATTGCCTCGATGTCAAGAAAGAATCTGCGATTCGGATTGCTCATTGCTAGTGCCACCAATCTCAAGACCGACCAACTTTGTTTACATCCAAAGCAACTGACATCTTGTGACATTTGTTCGACATCAATGACAACAAAACGATTGCAATCATCAGTCGGACAAGGAATCCTTCTTGCCTGTTCTTTGAACTTTTTGGCGGCTGCACGACCCCTAGCGTGTAGCCCCCAAACTTCCCCTGCGAAGTCTAACGCCCACGGCTGAGTCAATGTCCAAGAAAGGTGGGCAATGTGGAACTCACAGGTTGCCAGGACTTCAAGGTCAGTAGTCGGCTCCCTCTTTACTAGCGCAGGCGGTGTCAAGGCCCTATCGCGCCTGATAATGCCTTCCCACCCGTGAAGGATGGCAAGAAGGTCAGTTGCCATTGAAAAGTCCAAGGCATTGACATTGATACCGATAGAGCGTTCGGCGCTGACCGCGCCACTGCCGGTGCGTGAAGGCTCGAGGTAGAAGCCTGCCTCGAACTGCAACTGTGGCAACTCCTTCAAGGTAGCTCGCAGGCGACCGAAGCAACTGCGACACTCGGCTTCGATTTCTTTCTTACAGACTAGACATTGCATCAGAACGGCCTTCCTATGTAGTCGAGTTCTTTCCAATAGTTCGGCGGTGTCACTTCAAAGAGTTTGAATGAGGAGCAGTGATGCTCTCCCAAGATGACCGACCTCTTGGTCTTGCCCCATTTGATTCGGTTGGCACTTCTCTCAACCGCCTCAAAGGACACCTTGGTCTTGTGGCACTCAAAGGTCATCAGTTTGTTGATCCGTTTGATTATCTCTTCCTCGATGGTTAGCACAGGGGTATCAAGTCGGCGAGCAAAGCCAGCCCAACTAATCCCTGCCCAAATGAGGGCTCCACACCTTGAGCAATTTATAGGTTTGAAATCTTGATTCATCTGTTCCTCGAACTGTTCCGACCAACCGTTCCGTTCCCCCCCTTATAGGGGGGGGAAACGGCGGAACGGTTATTGGCAAAACCGTTCCGTAGTGGTGCGGAACGGTGCGGAACGGCGGAACGGTTGCCTGTTTTGAGCGTAAAAATGACACCTAACCGTTCCGACCGTTCCGTAAGGGTATTTTGATTAGACAAACAACCGTTCCGTGTCCAACCAAGTGCTGCGGAACGGTCACTCATTTGGAGTCCAAGGCTTAACATCATTGACAATGAAATCTTGCTCAAAACTGTAATAGATTTTCTGACCATCTCTTCGATAAGTGATGTGACCGCCACCAACTAATGACTCTAAAACAACTTTCAACTCACCATTGCCAACGCCAATGTTCTTATCTCTTAAGATGTCAGCGATTTGATTTCGGTGCATCTCGTATCCGTGATTCCTAAGTAGGTCGCAGACTGCTTCCATCTTCTGTTCTCTACTTGAAATCTTGACACTGCCACCCGATATGGACACCGAAATCCCACCATCAGGAAGGCTTCTCAGGTTGGCAACGCCGACCGTCTTGGCATCGGGGCAGATGGCACGGACAAAGCCAGGCCTATCCTTGGTGCAAGTTATATCTAAGGCCCCGTCAATGCCTCTGCCAAATGGCATCGCCACCGACACGGCAAAGGCCGCGCCGTCAATGTCTGCTCTCTTAGCTTGGGCTCCGATGGCATAGTTGCCTCGGTTGTCCTTTGATTTGGTGACATGGTCGATGGTGAGAATGCCAGCGCCACCGATCCGCAGGGGCTTTAAGATTGTCTGCGAGAAGAAGGTTGCATCCTTATTCTTCTCTAAATCAAGGCCCATCAGGTTCATCGCGGCATTGACACCATCAACGACAATCAGACTTGGCAGATAGGCCATAATCTCAGTCTTCATCAATTCGCCAACACCTGCTTCCAATTTGGAGTCAGGGTTTGCATACCTAAAGAACTTGAACTTATCTGTTGGCACCTTCATTGTCTTTAGGCGATTAAGAATGCCTCTTGCCGAGTCTTCAAAGTCTAAATAGAAAACAATGTTGTTCTTGGCTAATTCTTGCCTTATTGCTTCCAATGCGAGCCAAGTCTTACCGCTTTCAGATTCACCGAAGATGGCATTTATCTTGCCTGCATATAAAAGAGAGTTGCCATCTTCTCGCCTAAGCATTGATGGCGCAGGCTCATCAGCTAGTTCTAACTCTTGAATCTGTTTAGGTATCCAAGAGGACTCAAAGGGTTGGCCTTCTTCATCGTGTAGTTGAACTAAGGCAGGTGAATGAACTTCTAAGGTTTGCAGCTCTTTGCGTGCCTCGCCATATCCTTGCTCCCGCAGAGCCTTGGCAGAGGCGGTGAAGTTGCCCTGATGTTCAACGATAGTGAAGACTGCAAACTTTGAATATGACCGCTCGGGCTCAAATATCGTTGATGAGCTAAAGATATGGAATTTGTCAATGCCAGCGTGATTGGTAGTTGCGCTAGTGCCAAAATCTTTTCCTGGTCTGCGCCAAGAAGTTGTGCCATCAGGTCTGGTAAATAACTTCTTCCAACCTAGAGGCTCAAGTATCTGCTCCCAAGTGACTCTCGCATTGTAATCATCACCAGGGGTTAGACCTTCGCTCTTTTGCTTAATTTCTTCGGTAATGACTTCTTGCTTCGGTATTGCATCAAAAGTCATAAATAAACGATGAAGTTCGTTGCGCTCGGCAACCGTCAGGGTCGGAATTGACACAGGCGAGCCTGCCAACATCTCCCATTTACCACCTGATGGATGGCAGGTGCCATTTGTCGGCGCGACAATGACAAAGCCGCCCTCGCCTCTGGTTTCGGCTAGGACATCAATACCGCCATTTTCGCCAGGCTTTCTTGCAAGTTTAGTGTTGCCAGGAACCTCGCCATCAATGCGATAAAGCCAATGCAACCCACCTGATGGTGTCATCTCAACATAACCATTGTTGATGCAATCCCAAATTTCACCAAGACCTGCACTCAAGGCTAATTCTTTAATTTGAAGGTGCATTTTGTCGGCAACTGCTCTGCCTTCTAGCTCTAACATCTCAAGGTTGCCTGATACTTTTCCACAAATGACACCGACACCTTCGGCATTTGCAAACCAACGCATCAGTTCTTCCGTTGTCGGCCTTCGCTCCTGATATTGCTTCCAAGAATCAAGTCCTGGCCTCTTTGAGCCATCAGTTGCAACCGGCACAACCGAAATGCCTTGGTTAGCAAACTCTAAGGCTCGCAGCAAGATGTCAGATTTCATTTCTTCTCCCCCGTCATAGTTTTACTTCTCCTTCGGAAATTGCTCTTGTGGCCAAATACTTTTCAAATTCTTGTCAAAAATGTAAAGATAACGATGCTTCCTTGACCTTGGAACCCATTTGCCTTCAAAGCCTTTTGACTTACCTCTTGTCAGTTTGCGACCATCGGAAAAGAAAAAGTCGTTCTTCTGTGGAGTAAGTCCGTGATAAGTAAAATTGCAGGCTTGATAAATCGCCCCATAATGGCGACTTGAATCTGCATAAGTTATGACTGCCCGAATGTTTTTCTTCTTCAAAGCGCGCAGACTATAACCAATCAACTTTGATCCTGCGTTTGTGCCATTGAGGTCAGGCCTAAGCACCATTCTTGACATCTCAAGAAGGTCGGGATAACTGCCTCTAGGTAATCCAAAGGCGCTCAAGGCCGAGTTTGGAACTGATAAAGGAGAATAAACAACTGCTCCAATGACTTCCCAACCTTCTATTAGTCCGAAACAATACTGACCAATAAAACGAGTTGTTCCAAGGTAATGATGCCTTGAAACAAGCTCGTAAGCCGCCGAGTAAGTTATCTCGGAGCAAGTTTGAAGCGGTGAGGTCGGATTCGCACCGCCATCTGAAAACAGGAATGTTTCCTGTGTTGCTCTTACACCATCACCGCAAATCATTAAATCGACCCCCATCCCCTAATCGTTCCCCCTAGTGGGCAGATGTTCCAATCTGCCTTGCCA